CATTATATTGTAATGCCACTAATGGAAATGCCATTTGCGTTTTTAAATTAAACCATGCATTTAATGGAATATACAACGTTCTTCCGCGAATAGATGGTTCGGGACCAGGAACACTTGGACTATAATATGCATTTGGATATGTATTTACACGCCCACTCGCGTTGGCAGGGTCTGTTAGTTCAACCACATTTCCAATCATTCTATTAAACAATTCTATTTTAGCACTACTAAAATCGCGTTGAACCATTGATAATAAATATGCACCGGAGAATTCCTGTAATGTTTGGTTGCCACATGTAATCGTGACATTTTTAATCATTTGTGCACCGATGTTATCTATCCATTGAAATTCATATGGAACCCAATCAGGATTTTCATTTGGACCAACGTTTTGTTGAGGTGGAAAAATGGGACTCCAAATAGAAGGTAAATCAACAGAAATATAACAATCCATTAATAAATCGGCATATCTAGGTATTTTAAATGTAAACGTCGATTCTTCAACCAATCTCAACGTTCTAGAACCATCAAAATCTACACGAAATTTCTGTAATCCAAAATTGGTATATTTCGCATAGGTTGTTTTAAAAAAGGTTTTACTAGGGTTGCCATTTAATATAATGTTTTGCTGACCTTGACTTACTAAATTTAATAGACCTCCACCCATTAATATATAAGTATTTTTATATTTTTAAATACTTCTTATATATAATAAATATGGACAAAAATACTCCACAAATAATTATTTTTATTATTAGTCTAGTTGTTATAATTTCAGGAATATTTTATTATTTTTATATTACTGGATTAAGAAGCAGAGAATGTACGTTTATGAATAACATTTATGGCACATTAAATACAAGACTTAAACCGTTGAACGCATCCTCCAAACAATGTCAATTTAATTTACAGGATTATTATATTAAAACCGCTTATAATTGCTGCAGCGGTGGAAGTTATAAAAATGATTATGTAGACACGTGTAATTTAATTAATGTGTTAAAACAAGGATGTCGAGGACTTGATTTTGAAATATATTCTATTGATGACAAACCGGTTGTATCTACTTCTATTTTAGACAATAATTATGTAAAGGAAACCTATAATTATGTAGAGTTTTCAGAAGTAATGAATATTTTAACGAATTATGCATTCTCGGCTAGTACCGCACCGAATTATACAGACCCATTAATTATTCATTTGAGAATAAAAAGTAACAATTCAAAAATGATTGCAAATTTCGCGGACTTGTTTAAACAATATTCTGGATTTATGCTTGGAGAAGAGTATAGTTATGAAAATCATGGCAAAAATATTGGGTCTGTGCCGTTGCTTACATTTGCATCAAATTCCGCGACAAGTAAAAACAATATTATTCTTATTGTTGACAGAGAAAATAAAATGTTTTTAGAAAACAATCAATTTATGGAATATGTAAACATGACAAGCAATTCTATTTTTATGAGAGCGTTGCGTTATTATGACATTAAATATGCACCGGATTTTATTGAATTGCAAGAATATAACAAACAAAACTTGTCAATCGGAATGCCGGACAACGAAATAAATCCGGTGAATCCAAATGGAATCGTTGTGAGAGAAAGTGGTTGTCAACTGATTGCGATGAGATACCAATTTGTAGATAATTATTTGGAAGAAAATATTGGCTTTTTTGATAAAGTTGGATTTGCATTTGCTTTAAAACCAGAGAGATTGAGATATATTCCTGTTGAATTGCCGGACCCAACCCCTCAACGCCCCGAATTGTCTTATGAATCGAGAGACATTTCTAGTGATTATTTTAGTTTTAGTATTTAGACTGGTGAAAAAGATATCACTATATATTATGAAAGACAAGGCATGTGATAAATCAATGACTTTTAGTGATTGTGAATTGGCTATATTGCGTATGCAAGTTGATGAAGCCGAAGCTAAAATAGCCAAACGAATGATTAAAACAGAAGAAACACAAGAAATGATTTCTATTGTAGAAAATTTCATTAAAAAAAAGGCGTTGGTTTGTTATGGCGGCATTTCTATTAATGCTTTATTGCCAGAACAAGATAAAATATATAATGAAGATATTGATTTGCCTGATTACGACTTTTTCTCTCCAAATGCGTTGAACGATGCGAAAGAATTAGCGGATTTATATTTTGAAAAAGGATATACAGAGGTTGAAGCAAAAGCAGGACAACATCATGGCACATTTAAAGTTTTTGTCAATTTTCAAGGAGTCGCAGACATTACGTTGATTCCTTCCAAATTATATAACATTATCAAAAAAAAAGCAATCAGAGTAAATGGAATTTTATACACAGACCCCAACTTTTTAAGAATGTCCATGTATTTAGAATTATCTAGACCAGCAGGAGATACAAGTCGTTGGGAAAAAGTTCTCAAGCGATTGATTTTGTTAAACAAACATTATCCTTTGACAGATTTGCAGTGTGGTAAAATTGATTTTCAACGAAAAATGGAGTATGAAAATGAAAATAAATCAGATGAGATTTATGAGACGGTTAAAAACACATTTATAAATCAAGGAGTTGTTTTTTTTGGAGGTTTTGCCATTTCACAGTATTCTCAATATATGCCTTCGCATTTGAAAAAAAAGTTTGAAAAAATTGCTGATTTTGATGTTCTCTCAAATGATCCTTTGATTACTGCTGAGATAACAATTGAACGATTAAAAGATATAGGCATATATAATGCGAAAATAATAAAACGACCTAATATTGGTGAAATAATTCCTTTACATTTTGAAATAAAAGTAGGCAAGGATACTGTTGCATTTATTTACGAGCCAATTGGTTGTCATAGTTATAATATATTGGTTCAACAATCTCAAAAAATAAAAATAGCAACTATTGACACCATGTTAAGTTTTCATTTGGCATTTTTATATGCTGGAGAACCATATTATGACAACGATCGTATTTTATGCATGTCAAAATTTTTGTTTGATGTTCAGCAAAAAAATCGTTTAAGTCAAAAAGGATTGTTAAAACGATTTAGTATTGTTTGTTATGGACATCAGGAAAGTGTAGAAGAAATGAAATCACTAAAGGCGAAAAAAATCATAGAATTAAAAAATAAAAAGGGGACACCAGAATACGATGAATGGTTTTTAAAATATAACCCTGCATCTGCATCTGTAGAGAAAAAAAATGGGTCGTCACATGTAGACACACGAGAACACACGCAAGAACACACACGAGAACACAAACATCGCTCAAAAACAAGGAAACATATGAAGTCTATGAAAAAAACGAAAAAACAATACAAAAAACGTAAAACAGGTAAAAAATATTGGGAAATTTAATTTATTAGTTAAAAGTTGGTTAAAGTTACTACAAATTTACTTTGGATTATAAGGAATATATGCCGAAGCATAACATAACATGATTATTACTATAAATTTAATAAATCCTATCATATTTTCTTGAAATTTATATAAATCAGGTGAAACAATCTGATTGTAATTACTATTATTTATAAAAACTATTTGTTTACAAATAATACATTTATTATTTTCAAGTGTATGCCACCGATGCAAACAACTGGAATGAACTAAACAATCGCATTCGCATTCTTTTATATACTTGAAAATAGATGACATTTTATAACATTTGTTGCCTTCGTAACTTTCATGTTCCAAACAAATTAAACATAGGTTGTCAGATTCGGTCATTATTATTGAGTTACATGTGGTAAAGTAAATCAAATCAATTTTTATTCATTCTTACTAATAAAAATTGAAATGCTTTTTCTTCAATAACAATTTAGCACCAGTACATCAACCAACACAATGACATTCCAAATGAGTTCAGAATTAAAACAGGTTGTTGATGAAGTCGTAATGGAGTGGATTCATTTACATCATGACGAAATATCAACAACAATTAAAGAGGGTACGTATGTAATTGCTGATGAAGATGAAAGAGAAAATGTGATAATGTTTGAATTATTTAACTATAACTCAATAAGAGATTTTGGTAAATTTTGTGAATCCAATAACCAACGCTTTAACTCAAAAAGAGATTTTGCTCTCTTCTGTGAATCCAACGAAAAAATGGAAATGTCATACTCAGACGAAATTAGGGAATATTGTAATAATTATCTTGAGAATACTTATGGACCAGAATTCCTTTTGATGAGAATAAATGATTTATCTTATCTATGTAAAAATTTAGGTACCACATTTGGAATAGAACATAAAACAGAAATTACTGAATGGTTTGATAGCATCGATGCACCCTTTTTAAAGTAAAACCGTTAATTCGTCGGCACGTCTTTTTTTCATCAAACTTTAAATCTTCGCCGGGTTAAAATCGATTTATTGCCTTTATTGATTTATTTACACTATAAAAAGAAAATCCAAACAAAATGCTGGTTGTTATAAATCCATGAATGTTCATGTTTCCATCTTTTGAAAATAAAATCGGCATATATGTAAACAGTTGTTTTTTTACAACAGGCAATTGAAATAAAAAATATAAAATTGATAAAAACAACGGCGTTTGAATTTCATTATACAAATCATCTAATTTATCTGATTGTGGTTGATATTGTTGTTGTTGTTGTGCATAAGAATCTTGAATATAATCTTGTTGATTTTGAGATGTAGGTGGAATATAATTTTGTTGTATTTGTGCGTCATTTGTAATGCTTTCTGTGTTTTGAGAAATATCACGCGACTGTAATTGTGTCGACCCGGTTGCAC